GCGTTATTAGCGACTGTTACAACTGACTCATGAGCATCTCCGTCTGTCTTTACACGGTTTACGAATCCTTCCATAATTCCTAGGAATGCATCGTTACCTGAACCTACACCATTAATGGCAAGGTCTTCGATATCATTACCAAAAGCATTTGTCATCAAACGGACAATGTGATCTTCTAGTGCTGCACCTTCGATATTATCTTCTAGTGATTCTGCAGATACTTCCCAGTCAAGACGAATCTTCTTTGTAGTCAATTCAACCTTTGAGAATGTTGCACCTGCGTTTGTGTAATCGCCAACTGCTTGCGCTGCTGCACGGATTACACGCTCTCCGACGTTTACCTTTTCGAGTTCCATTGTATTGGCTCTCATAGTAACACGACGGCCATCTTTGGCGAGGATTGTAGCATCCCACACGTAGTCGATAAAACGACGTGCTTGCTCTGGGCGGAGAATTCCGCTGCCAGCCTCACCTGAAGGATTTACTGCATTTGGACCATCTGTAACTCCTGATAGTGCTGTTGGGATATTACCCAAGACACCACCGTCAGTGTAATTACCTGGTACGTTTGAACCTGCATCTGATCCAGATGCGAATGCTCCCTGACCCTGATAGAGTCCTGGTGCTGTTCCGCCTAGGTTACCTGAGGTACCTGGCTGGTTCTTTTCTATATTTTGTTCCGACATATTGTCACCTCCTGTGATTTTCTAACTTAATAGATCGGCTGTTTTGAGGAAACTACCGCCCCATAGGGATTTTTCAACCGTTTCAGGTTGATTCTGTACTATCTCGCCGAGATCGCCAGACTTTCGAAAAGCGGTATCGGCTTCTACAGCGTCAACTCTCTTTCCAAATTTATCAAATTCATTCTTCGCTGCAGCAATATCTTTTGCTACTTCTGTGAATGACTCTTTTACTACTTCAACATCAACCTTTGAAGACTTAAGCATTTCTACTTCTGCCTGCAAAGACTTGACTGTTAATACTAGATCGCTAAAGGCTTTTTCAAGATCGTCATTTGTTTCTGTGACTGACTCTTGAATTACTTCATCTGACTTTGGAGCCATAGGCTTTTTCTTAGCCTCTGCCTCTTCATCGGCTGGAGTCTCTGCAGCATCTTCTTCAGTATCTTCTTCATCAGTTCCTGGTGCTTTCGCAGCCTTTTCTGTTTCAGTTTCTTCTACTGCAGTTTCTGCTACATCTGCTTTCACATCTGCCTCTGGAGCGACCTCTGACTTTGTTACTTCTACTGATGCTTCTGTTTCAATAACTTCTGCAACTGCTTCTGTGTTTTCTGTCATAGGTTGTACCTCCTTGTTAATCTTAGAAGTATTAATGCCTTTAGCACTATCAACTAAGAATTTTATCATTGTTGTTTTTTCACTATCCGTTTTTTCAACGAACCCTATATTTTTCATTGGCTCTCCAGAGACTGGGCTATTCTCGGATTCATTTTCTGATACAGTAACAATTCCAGACTCTGTATCCCAAAAAACATTTTCAATTACTGTGTTGTCACCTTTTACCATATCGACTCCATCAACCTTTTCTACTGAAATGATATTTGCAAATTGATTTGCTGGGGAATCTACAAGACTCAACTCAATCAAATCGTATTCTTTAATAATTCTAATTTGTGTATCTGACTTTTCATCATAGCCGTCGTCCCACTTATTCATTCTTCCGCCAATAGAAAAGCCTGTTAGAGTTCCGTCTAGAACCTTTTCCCAAGTATCTTGTGCACCCTTTGAAACATATGCAGATACATAAACACCATTAAAAAACTTTTTTGAATCTGGATCAAAGTACTTCTCTGCTTTAAAATTAACCATCTTACCAACTGCTAACGGTTGGTGCATTTCTCTAATGTTTCCACGAAATTTTGCAAACGCATTCATTGATGCTTCTGCTGTAACGATATCCATCTGCTTGTCTATATTGTCAAGAGATGCGAAACCTGAAACGGTTCTACGTTCTTTATCCACCTTACTGAAAGGCAGAGAAAATCTTAAGTTGTCACCTTCGGAATTCCAGTTGGCTTTAGAGATAGTCATGGTAGTATATATTATATGCCCTTTTTTGAGCATATCTCAGTTATTGAGATGATCGCCCTTCGCCTTTTGGATTTCTTCCAGAGAGGGTTGCAGAACCATCTGATTGGTTATTGGTTCTTTCCTTATCCCTTTCTCTTTCCGCAGGGTTATTTTCCTGCTCTGGCTTTGCTGAGAAGATCTCATCTCCACCTTCTCTTTGTGGCATCCCCAGAATAGTTCTTGCCTCATTAGGAAGCATTACCTGAGACTTGATATATCTTTCGATAATCTGAGACTGAGCAATCTCGTCTGTCAGGGTAAGTTCATTAAACTTAAAATCTAGAATATCTGTTTTTTCACGAATGATCTTGTTGATCATTTTGTTTAACTTATCTTGTGCTGGTCTTGAAACCTGCTCTTTAAATGTTCTGTCTTGTGCCAATGCTGCTGCTATGTTTGATGAGTCTCCCCCGCCAAGTTTAGAAAGCGGAACTTGATGAGCAACTAGAATATCGTCACGATTTTGCTTGCGATATTCTTTAAATGAGCCTTCTTGAATTCCATTCTCAATTGGTTCCATTTTGAATTCAACCTTGTTGCCATCTGAATCCCCTGGCAATGGAATATAAAGAGTTCTGTGGTTTTGACCCTTTAGACCTGTTTGCAAGAATCTAAACATCTTGTCTTCTGCTTCTGCTGATAACTTTGCACCCTTAAGAGTTACAACGTATCTTGGAACAGCCTTGTTGCTAAAGAAATCAATATTGTATTGTGATGCAAGTGCGTCACCGTAAAGAGAGTTTATTGCTGCTAAGATGTCAGGTACTCCATAGAAAGTGTTTAGTGGAGAGTATGACTTAAAGTGAATAATCTCGTTTGGTCTTGGGTCAGTTCCAAGAGGGTTTGGATTTGTTGCTCCGAAGTTACGGAAATAAATAACTTTGTTTCCAATTACCTGAACAAAACCATCACGCAATCTTCTAATTCTGATTGTAGTTGATGGTATGTGACCTACATATCCAATCTCGCCTTTAACAGTTCTTCCAACTTCCAGGTATGCATTTCCAGTAGACTGAAGATCTGTAAAAATTTTCTCCATTGTGGATGTAAACGAATCTTCTGTGTTTAAAGACTCTAGCCAATCTCTAACTTCAATTTTTGCTCGTTCAATTCTTTTTCTTGCTCTACCAATTGCATCATTGTCTGAAGATGATTCCAACTTGAGCATTGTTCTTGCAGATACTTCAAAGTCATATCCTAGACCAACAATGTTTTCTACTTTAGCATCAATTGCAGCATGGTTAGCAAATGATGTATCGTAGTAACTTGCTAATTCGTAAAGGTTCCATGGTGGAGTAATAACATCAAACAAACCGTAACCATTTCTATAAATTGTTCCTGGATTAATTTCTTTTGACTTTGCTCCGTTAATTCCAGTACTCTCTGCTCTAGATGAGTCAATGTATCCCTGTGTTACATCTGTCTTTGATATTCTGCTTGCTCTGCGCTTAAAATTATTTTCTAAACCTTCATAAACTTTTAAATCGTCCCATGACTTATTAAAAGGATCCTGCTTAATAAAAGTATCGTCTTCTGGTACAAGATCATCAATTCTTGCTGGAATTCTGTATTCGTGATCTGACATTAGTCATCACTTCCGTACTTAGCAATTGTATCTTTTGCTGCTTGAACTGCGCCAAGGTCATTCATGGATGGGATTAATCCCTCTGCAAGCCTTTGCTTTTGTTCAGAGTATTCTTCTTCTGAAATTCTAGTTAATCCTGGTACGAAGATGCATTCGCCATCTCCTTCATCCCCGTAATATTTCGCAGCCTCTTTTAGTTTTGAAATCTGTGCAATGTCACCACGCATTGACTCTATGTTTAAAACAGAACCTGTTCCGTCTGTAAACCATTTTCCGCTAGCCTTTTTGTATACATACAGGCCCCACTCGTAGTGCTTTTCAATAACTCTTGCACGGGATTCGCCAACCTGCCCCTTCATTTTAGGTAGGGCTTTACGCTTTTTCTTAGGATTTTCCATATTCATAACCACAAGTATACCACATTACAAGGCTGTATTAGTTGTTTGCTGCCAGACAACATCCTTATAGAAGTTGTACTCATAGTCTTCAAGAGTCAAAGACTGGCCACCATCAATAATGATCTTGTTTGTACCTGTATAATTTTTAAATATTTCTTCTGGAGTTATACCATAATACGATCCAGTGGCCAAGACTAGAACTCCACGCCAAAAATAATTAGAGTCCCAAAATTGCCAGTCAAGCTCGTTTGGGTCTGTGCCCAAAACCTTGATCCATGGTCTAGTTGTTATTTTTTGAGTTTCTTGAAGGGAGTTGCTTAGGTAGTAAGATATTGTATTGAAGGTAAGTGGTGGATATAGACTTATGCTGCCCTGTGTTCTTTTAAAATCTAGGGTTTGTGGAAAAGACATGCCTAGAAATGCCCACTCTTTAATGGTTATAACAGGATCTCTAACCACTTGCCCATTTAAATAAAATGTTACACTAGAATATATGCTTCCAGTTCTAGTATCTGTTGCATAAATTCTTGCCCTTTGTCCAGATGGATCAGTTGCAACCATATAAAAAACTACTGTAGAGTCTTTTGCCTCAATTTCAAAAATTGGAGTGGCAGTATATGGGAAAAAGTCTTTATCATATCTTAATGCAACCTGCATTGCAATCATTTTATAATTTTCATCTAAGGACTTGTTAATAGGAACTGACAGTCCTCGATTAACTAAAGAGTCTACTTGCCCCTTTAAGGATATACCGCTATCTTTTGTTAAATATAGATATGGAGAACTACCCTTATATATTGTAAATGGATTTTTATCTTTATAGTTATAGTAGAATCCACTCTTTCTATATGGATATAGTTTTGTTCCAAACCTTGTTCCAACTGCGCTTGATTCAGTTTCATTGAGTGCTTGAGATGCCAACTGTAAAGACTTAATGTTGATTTTATTTATAACAGTTGAAGGAAGGTTAAACTCTAAATGAGTCACTACTGCTAATTCTGAAAAATCAACTTCTGGTGGTAAATAAATAATCATGCTATCTACAACTTCATACTTTGTTTTTTGCCATCCTTCTGATGGCTCTACTACACCATTTTGTGGAGGTTTTAAGTTATATAAAAAATATCCGTCTGGATAATTAGCGCCTGTAAGAATATTTTGAAACGATATAAAAGATCTAACAGAAGATTTAGAGGTATCGTAATCATACGTATTTACACTTCTTAGCCTAAGATCTTCATAATTTGCATACCCAGTAAATAATGAGTTATCTAGGTCTGAGTAATCTCTTGCAATAGGGCTAGAGTATGCTTGTTTTAATTCTGAGTAGGACCAGTCGCTGGTATTGACTGTTTGAACATATCTTGATGGTGAAGGATAATTAATGTTAAACTGTAAAAAATCAAGATCATATCTAGAATTTCCTTGTGAGTCTAAGACATATTTTGCAAAATGCTGAAGAGGAACATAGTCTTCCCAATATCCATTTATACCAATATCTAAAGAAAAAACCCCAAGTTGATTGCTTGGTAACAATGTATAGGTAGATAGATGATTGAAGAATGTTTCTGACAAAGACTCTAAAGCAACAAAACTGTTTAGAGGAATACCAGAATTATTAAAATATTGGTCAATCTTAGTAAGGTTTCTCGAACTAGAAAACCAAACTTTATATATGTTGCCAGAAAAAGTATTTAATAGATCTGGAGATCCGCCAACATAAAGTTTTAAATCATTTTTATTTGATAAAAAATTAGATAGAGGGCCACTAAACTGTTCAGATAACCTATCAAAATCTATAGAGACAAATACAAAGTTGTCTAGATCTGTATGATCTTGCTCTATAATTATTTCTGAACTTCCTGCAGATGTAAAAGAATAGTAAATCTTGTCAGTTTCAAAATAAATAGAAAAAGAGTTATTTATGTTATTTTTTGATTCTAACTTTAGCAGTACTTGCTTTGACAAATCGTCTTGGTTAACCTTAAAGCATCCAGATATATTCTTAAAATCTTCATTTGTAATATCCAAATTATTAAAAAATAAATAACCGTTAACGCTGTCCCATTCGGCGTTTGGCCTTAATGCAAAAAATAAATTATCTCCTTCTTGTGCATTTAAGCAGTCTGCATAAAGTTCCGACAGAGAGCCAGAACTTAAAAAGACTTCTGGCAAATTGTATTGAGGAGTAGATATTGTGTTGTTTTCAACCACTAAATTTTCAACAACACCCTGCTCCCATTTTCCAATATTAGGGTATGAATAGTTGTTTGCATAATTTGCAAATGGATAATCCATATATATAGATTCTCCACTATAGGCTATATTGACGCTTTCTGGAAACTCTACTGCCTGACCATAAGCAAACCTTCTTTTTGCTAACACTTGAGGAACCTGATAGGAATAGATAGCAATGCAGTCAAGTTCTATTGGAGTGACATCGTCATAGCAATAGAAGGCTAGCCAGTCTTGATCTTTTTCGCTTGAATTAAACTTGCTTGGAAAAACAAGGTTTTCGGTAATAAAATCTAGTTTAATAACTTCTTCCCCATTAATCAATAAAGATGCGTTGTTGTTTGCTACTCTAATGTGAATAAGCATTGGCCTAGTCCACTCGCCAACAAAGTGTGACCCAATGTTAGAGTTTATCTTTAATTTTAAAAAAGGACCATCTACATACAATCCATCTTCTGAGGCAATAGGTCCAAAGATTCTTTTAGCAACTATAGCATCTGAATTTATTCTAATCCATGCTTCAAAGGTATGCTCTTTATATTTTCCAGAATTATTTAAAAATCCGTTGCCAGGAATTATAAAAGAAGGAGATCCATTAGTTTGACTTGGGTATAGCGTAGTAATATTTGATGCACCAAAAACCATTGGAATACCAGAATTTTTAGATAAAAGTTTTTTCTCGGAAACCAAGTAGTATCCAAAGTTGTCTTCTCTTGCATAAGCATATGCGGGTATAGCCTCACAAGGAGTCATTGCAATTGTAGATGAAGTTAATTGTGGGCTTACTCCCAAAGATGTTGCATTAAATTCTTCTGACCACTGACCAAAACTTATTCCATTAACTAAAAAAGAATAAGAAGAATTTTCAGATCCACCCTCATTATAATTAATTTTTAGAACTAATCTTAATGTTGTATTATCGGGAGGTATGTCTGAGGTTACAGAGAAAAATCCCCACTCTTGGTTTAAGTCAAAGTCATAGGTTTTTAAGTTTTGAACATTGGTTCCATTTATTGTATCAAAATACTCGTAGCCAATTTCAACTGATTTAATATAAGGTCCGATAGAGTATAGATATAAACCTATTGCAAAGTTAGACATGTCCTCGCTGAGGTCTTGGAAGTTTATGATGTCTTCACTAACACATTTGATTTGACCAACATTAGATGTAGTTGGAGGCTGTCC